ACAAGAGAATGGATTGAGGAAATATAGAACGGCTCTTATACAATTGCCTCGTAAAAACGGAAAGACAACTTTAGCAGCTTCAATAATTTGTTATGTTTTGTTTTCTGAAAAAGAAAGAGGAAATGAATTGTACGCTGCAGCTGGAGATAGAGGTCAAGCAAATATTTTATTTTCAATAGTTTCTAATATGGTAATACAAAACAAAGAACTTTCATCAAGAGCAAAAGTATTTAGAAACTCAATTACAAACGAAAGTAAAGGTAATTTTTTTCAAGCTATTTCTTCTGATTCAAAAACCAAACATGGATATTCTGCTGGTTGTGTTATCATGGATGAATTGCATGTTCAGCCAAATAGGGATTTGTATGATACGCTTTTAACTTCCACAGGTGCACGTATTGAGCCTCTTTTTATTAGCATAACAACTGCTGGATATAATAAAAACTCAATAGGATGGGAGGTTTATAATTATGCAAAACAAGTTCAAAACAAACTAATAGAAGATTCAAGTTTTTATTCTGCAATTTATGAAGCTGATTTGGATGATGATATTACTGATGAAGAAGTATGGAAAAAAGCCAATCCTAATTATGGAATAAGTTTACGGAAAGAATATATGAAAAGAGAATCTCAAAGGGCTGTTGATGTTCCATCTTATCAAAATACTTTCAAGAGATTAATGTTAAATATCTGGACTGATTCTCAAACAGCTTGGATAGGAGCAAAGGAATGGGAACTTTGTGAAGGGGAAGTTGATTTACAAAAATTAAAAAATAAAGAATGTTATGTTGGATTGGATCTTGCATCAACAAGAGATATTTCAGCTCTGGTTTTATTATTTAAAGAAGATGAAAAGTTTATTATAGTTCCATACTTTTTTATTCCAGAAGAGAATGCAAAGAAAAGAAGTGAAAGAGATAAAGTAGATTATGTAACTTGGATAAGAGATAACCATATTATTGCAACTTCTGGAGATGTTACTGATTACAATTTTATAAAACAAAAAATATTAGACTTAGGAAAAGAATATTTAATTCAATCTATTTGTTATGATAGATGGAACGCTTCTCAAATGGTAATTGATTTACAAAACGAAGGAGTTCCAATGGAACCATTTGGACAGGGATTTGTTAGTTTATCAGCTCCATCAAAACAATTGGAGGCTTTAATATTAGGAAAAGAAATTATACATGATGGAAATCCTGCTGCTAAATGGATGATAGCAAACACTGTAATGGAAGAAGATGCTGCAGGGAATATTAAGCCTTCCAAAAAGAAGAGTTCTGAGAAGATAGATTTTTCTGTAGCCCTGATAATGAGTCTTGGATCTTATATGACTGAGGGAGGACATAGTTCAATTTATGATGATAGAGGTTTGTTAATGTTATGATATATATTTATTCAGCAGATGGATTTGTGAGAGAGTTCTGGGATAAAGCCAAAGAGCATAAGACTTTAAAAGGAGCTTATGAGGCAGTAGAACAAAATCATATTGAACTATTTGGAAAAAGAAAATATTCAGACTATAATTCTTTTAGAGTTTGTAGAGATAGAAAAATAAAGGCAACAATGCTACACAACAAAAGAACAAAATAAAGGTATAATTGCAAAAAATTATATAGTGGGAATACTGCAATCAATCCAAAACATCTTTTCAACACCTCAGAAAAAAGAACAAAGAAGCATAAACTACAGCTTACCTTTTGGACCTTCAACTCAAGTTTCTCCAGAAACTGCATTAACTTTTTCAGCTGTTTGGGCTGCTATGAGATTACTTTCTGAAAGTATTTCAACCTTACCTGTTGGAGTTTTTAGAAGAGAAAATAATGGAGATAATGTTGAAGTAAATTCTGATCTTTCTTTTTTAGTTAAATATCAACCAAATACATATCAAAACAAAATAACTTTTTATGAAAAGATAATTATGGATATGTTATCAGATGGAAACTCCTATGTTCAAATTGTACGAAATAGAAACGGAAGAGTTTTAGAATTGCTTCCATTGAATTATGGAGATGTAGAAACTTATACATTAGATAACAAATTATATTATTCAGATGATAAATCTGGGGAAACTCATGACTCTGAAAATATACTTCATTTTAAAATGATTACAGGACCAGATGGAATAACAGGACTTTCTCCAATTGAACAATGTAAAAATGCAATTGGATGGGGTATGGATGTGCAGGAGTACAGTTCCACATTCTTCAAGAACGGAGGTAAATTGTCGGGGATATTGGAATCAGATAGAGCACTGTCAGAACAAGCCATAGATAGATTAAGGAATAGCTTTAATAAAAATTATGGAACTTTAAATGGTAGTAACCAAACGGCAGTATTAGAGGAGGGATTGAAATACAAAAGTATTTCAGTAACCCCCGACCAAGCTCAGTTTTTAGCATCAAGACAATTCTCAATTCAGGAAGTTGCACGTATTTTCGGGCTCCCCCCGCATTTACTAAAAGATTTATCAGCAAGTTCTTTTAATAATATAGAAATGCAATCTCAAGAATTTGTTTCTTATTCTTTAATGCCTTATATATCAAAGATAGAATTGGAAATGAGTCTTAAATTATTCAGAAGAAATAACATTGGAAGAGAATATATCAAGTTCAATGTAAACGGATTACTCAGAGGAAACGTGAAAGATAGAGCAGACTATTATAAAACTGCAATTACAAACGGATGGATGAGTATTAACGAAGTAAGACAAAAAGAAGATTTAAACAAAATAGATTCTGGAGATGAAAATTATCTTCAAATGAATATGACTACAATAAACAAAATTGGAACAGATGACGAAGATTAAAATCTGGGACAAAAAATATAATAACACAATTATGGAAAAAAGATTATTTAACATTGAAAACAGATTTGAAACAAAAGAAGATGGCCAAGAAGTGGTTGTTGGATATGGAAGTATATTTAACTCCAGAAGTGAAAACTTGGGAGGATTTTATGAATATATATCTCCAACTGCAATTAATGAAGAAACAATTGCAAAATCAGACGTACGTGCATTAATTAATCATGATCAGAATTTAATTCTTGCAAGAAGTACAACTGGAACTCTTAATTTAACTGTTGATGAAAAAGGGTTAAAATATGAATTTGACATTCCAGAAACTTCTTATGGAAAAGATTTAGCAATCAATATGAAAAATGGAAATTTGAATCAATCAAGTTTTGCTTTTACTGTTGGATCAGATGAATGGTCAACTGATGAAGATGGAAATGATATTAGAACTATAACTTCTATTGATAGACTTTATGACGTGGCTGTAGTAACATATCCAGCATATAGTCAAGCTGATTCTGATTTAGTAGTAGCTCAAAGAGGTTTGGCAATGTATAAAGAAAAACAAGAAATAAAAGAAGAGGAAAACGATTTAGTGGCGCGTTCGTTGGCGAAACTAAAAATAGAATTAATAAAACGAACAAAATAAATAATAATAAAAAATTTTTTAAAATGAAATCAAGTATTGAATTGAAAGAAATGAGAAATGATATTATTGATTCTTTAGAAGTAATCAAAGAAACTGCAACAGCAGAAGAAAGAGATTTAACTTCAGAGGAGAATAATGAAATGGATTCACTTCTTAAAAATGCAGATGAATTATCTGCAAAGATTGAAAGAGCTGAGAAAGTAGAAACTGAAATTAGAAATAATGTAAAGTTAGCTGGAACTCCAGTTCAAAAAGTAAACACTGATAAAGCAACAAGAGGATGGAGTTTATTCAAAGCAATAAACGAAGTTAGAAATGGTGGACAATTAACTGGAATTGAAGCAGAAATGCATCAAGAAGCAGAAGGAGAAGCTAGAAAAGGTTTACAAGGAATTGGTATTCCAACAATGATGAAAGAAGAAAGAGCTATTGTTCAAGGTGCTACTGGTGCTGCAACAAACATTGCTCCAACTGCTGTAGGTGCTTATGTTGATAGTTTACAAGCTTCTGCATTATATAATAGAATCGGAATTAATGATTTGGGAACTGTTGCTGCTGATACTGTTCTTCCTATTGCTGGAGGATCAACTGTTGGATGGGATTCAGAAGTTGAAACTGCTACTGATGGTGGAGTAGACTTTGCAAAAGTAACTTTAACTCCAAAAAGATTAGCTGGTTATGCAAACCTTTCAAATGTTATATTAGCTCAAAATGGACCTGCTGCTGAAGCATCTGTAATGAGAGATATGGGTCGTAATATGGGAACGCAAATAGATGCTGCAATGTTTGGGTCATCTTCAGTAACAAACGCTCCTGGTGCAATAGTTGCAACTACTGGAACTTTAGATTTTACTGAATCTACTGCTGGTGGTGCTGCTGGTGCTTCTGCTGATATGTTAGAAGCTATTCAAACAATAGCTGATAATCATGGATTAGATGGCAACTTAGCATTTGTCAATCAATGGGCTTTATATTCTAATATTAAATCTGCTTCTCAAGTTTCATCTGTTTCTCCATTATATTCTGATGATAGATTAGCTGGTTATCCAGGTTACTTCTCTAATGCTCCTGCAACTGCGGGTGGACCTCCAATTACATCTGCTGATGGTTTATTCGGGGACTTTAGTCGTGTATATTTTGCAAGCTTTGGACCTTCTTCAATTACAGTGGATCCTTACAGTAGAGCTGTAAATGGTGAGGTTAGATTGATAATGAACAACTATATGGATTGGGGAGTTGCTTCAGGTGCTTCATTTGTTAAATATACTACAGTTCTTTAATAGTAATTTATAAATAATTAAAAAAGGGGCTGGTTTTGAAGCCAGTCCTTTTTTTTTAAAACTAATTTAAAATGTATAGAAGTCTAAAAGAAGTTACTTTATCAACTACTCCATTATTTACAACTGCGGAAGCAAAAGATTTCCTTAAAGTTGATACTACGGCAGATGATACTTTAATTGATAATTTAATTAAAGCGGCAACTGAGTCTTGTCAAATTTATACTAATCAATACTTTTTAAATACTGTTGTAGAACAATATTCAGATAAATGGTCAGAAATTTACACACTTTATAAAAGTCCAGTTTCATCAATTACTCATATTAAGTATTATGATACTAATGATACTGAACAAACTTGGTCTGATACTAATTACATTTTAGATGATGTTTCAAAACCTGCAAGAATTGGATTAGCAGTTGATGCAACTTTACCAGATTTAGCAGATAGAATAAACGCTGTTCATGTTAAATATACAGTTGGATATGGAACGGCATCAACAGATGTTCCAGATGGAATAAAACAGGCTGTACTTTTAACTTTGGGTAATTGGTATGAAAATAGGCAAACAGTAATAACAGGAAGAACAGCAACTGAACTTCCTTTATCAAGTCAATATTTATTAGATCAGTATAAAATACAAGTATGTTAAGTATAGGACAACTTGATAGAAGAATAGAAGTAAAATCTCCAACATATACAACTGATAGATATGGAGCAGAAACAAAAGTTTATGCAACAGCTTATACTTTATGGGCTCATGCAGATTGGAAAGCAAGCAGAAGAAAAGAAGAATCTCAAGAAAATGTTCAAGGAACGGATTTAGTTTTTTATGTGAGAAATTTAGGAGTTACAATTTTAGGAACTTATAGAATAGTATATGATGAAAAAACTTACATAATACATGGGATAAAAGAAATAGATGGAAGAGAACAATTTTTAGAAATAGAAACAAAATTAAAAGATAATAACTAATGGGAGTTGGTTTATATAGTGAGTTAAAGGTAGCTCAACAACATAAAGATGGAGTTACTGTTGAAGTAAAAGGAATTAAGGAAATTATGCAGATGTTTAATGAACTACCAAAAAGAGTTAATAAAGATGCTGTATGGGGAAGGTTTTGGAAAAAAGTTACTGTTCCTTTATTAACAGCTGCTGAAGATGAAGCTCCTTTATTAAAACATCACTCAGGAAAAGATTCAAAGAGAAAAGGAAGAGTTGGAGTATCTTATCCTCCAGATAAAAGTTTAACTATTTCAAGGGGAACATTAAAAAAATCTCTTAAATTTTACAGAACAAGAGCTTCAAAACAAAAAGATATTCATGGAGCATATATTGGACCAAGAGTAAAAGGAAAATTCAAAAAAAATAAAGGGGGTTATTTTGGAGCATGGGTTGAATATGGGCATAGAAATAGAGATGGATCAATGTCAAAACCAAACCCTTATATGGAAAGAGCTTGGAAACAAGCAAGCGGATCCGTTTTATCTGATGGATTTACACAAGCGGAACAAATATTCATTAAAGCTGTAAGAGCTGACGCAAATAGATTAAAAAAATACGGAAGTTTAGGATATTAAAATGGAAATAGGAAAAGCAATATATAAAATTTTACATGATAACATTGCAGTTGAGTCAATGGTAGGAACAAGAATTGCTCCAAATGTAATGAAACAAACATCTCCATTTCCTTTTATCATTTATGATGTTTCTACTGATACTCCAGAAGGACAAAAAGATTCTGTTGCTTTATTAGATACAGCAACTATTATGGTTTCAGCTTATTCTAAAACTTATGCAGAAGCTTCAAAACTTGCAAATTATATAAGAACAGCATTAGATAGAGTTAATGGAGTGTATAACTCTGTAAACATCCAAGCAATTGATTTTGATGGATATGATGATGTATTTGATGATATGAGTGGAAGTGATGGTATTTATAGGAAATCATTAAACTTTAATATTAGAATAATAAATTCATTTAATAATATTTATTCTACTCATTTTGATGGGGTTGATGATTATGTTTCTTTAGGAGTTTCTGGAATGAGTTCAATAAAAGATACAGGATCAATTTCTGCATGGTTTCAATTGGAAACTATTGGAGCTTCGGGAAACATTTTCCAAGTTAGAGTTGATGCAAACAATAGAATTTTTATTTTTTATCATGCTGGAGATAATCTTTTAAAATCATCTTATAACGCTGGAGGAACAGCAAATTCAGCTTTAACAACTGATTCAATTGAGGGAGATGGCTTATGGCATCATGTAGCTTCAACTTGGGATAGTTCTGGGAATATTAAATTATATTTAGATGGGACTTTAAAAGATACAACAGCAATCTCAGGAGCAATTACTGGAAGTTTTACAACAGCTGCAATAGGGAACAATGCTGATGGTGGCGGATTTTGGAAGGGTAATATTGATGAAGTAACTATATTCAATAAAGAATTAGATTCAACAGAAGTAACTTCTTTATACAATGATGGATTACCATTTAACCCACAACCATTAGATAATTTAAAAGGTTACTGGAAAATGGGAGATGGAGGAATAGTTGGAAATCCAATTGCAACTTATCCAACAATACCAGATGAAACAGGAAATAATGATGGAACAATGACTAATATGGCATCAACAGATTTTAAAGCTGATGTTCCAGAATAAAGATATGGAAAAAAAATATGTTATAATAGAAAAAAGTTATGTTGACTCAATTGATTTTCAAAAGGTAATTGAAACGTCTGAAGCAACATTAAGATATAATTTAGATGGAACTAAAACAATAATTAAATTTATTGGAGAAGTGCCAGATTTTTTAAGTGGGGATAAAATATATTCTCATAGTGAAATAATAGAAACAATCAATAATCCAGATAATGGATGGATTGATACAAACGAATAAAGAAATGAAATTTGAATTAAAAAGAAGATATGTGGTAAACTCAATAAAAACTTTAGAAGCTGGAGCGGTTATTGATGTAACTCAGGAAAAATATGAGTGGCTGGAAAAAAATGGATATGGAGAGCCAGAAAAAATAAAAGTAAAAAAAGAAACGAAAACAAAAAAAGCTCAAGAAGAGCAAAAATAAAATAAATATTAATATTATAAAATAAAAAAAATGGCAAACGGACAATTAAACGGAACGGATCTTGGAGTTTACATTGGAGGAACTTTAGTTGCATATTCAACAAGTGCTACTCTAAATGTAAACCACAGCCCACGTTCTACAAGTAATAAAGAAGATGGCGGATGGGAATCTGCTATGGAAGGATATAGAAACTGGGATGTTTCATGTGATGCAATGTATGCATGGTTAGACCCTGCTGGAAGTGCAATTTCAAATGAAACATTAAGTGAAATTTTTACTGGTTACATAACAACAAGAGCAAGTTTTACTTTAACTTTTGGAGTTACTTCATCTACAACAGGAGATACTAAATATACTGGAACTGCATGGCTAACATCAGCTTCACTTTCTGCTCCGAATGAAGATACTGCAACTTTTTCAGTATCTTTTCAAGGATCTGGAGAATTGACGCAAACTATTGCTTCTTAGTAGTTTATAAATTAGAGCCTGCCTCTGCGTTTTCTTTTCTGAGTGCGGGGGTAGGTTTCTTTTAATATCAGAAAAGACAAAAACTTAGAAAAATGAAATATGAAATTTTAGAAATTGGAGAACACAAAATGGCAGTTAGATTTGGATTCAATGCTCTTAGAAAATACAGCTTACTGACTGGAGCAACAATGAATGATTTAAACAAATTAGCGTCAGGGCAATTAACTTTTAATGATGCTTTCAGTTTAATTTATTGTGGAATAGAAGATGGTTATAGAGCATCAAAACAACCTTTTAACTACTCTTTAGATGATGTAACTGATATGTTTGATGGAAACATGGATTGCATGGAAAAGGCTTTTGAGATACTTGCAAGAGCAATGGGAGATGGTAATGAAAAAAAGCCGAAGGCCAAGAGAGTGAAGAAGAGCTAACTTGGCCAAAACTGGAACAGATAGCATTCGGGCAATTAGGAATGAATGTTGATGATTTTTATGATATGTTGCCAAGAGAGTTCTGGAACAAAGTTGAAGGGTTTCATAACTTGGAAAATATGAGGCAAAGAAGTGATTGGGAACGTACAAGATGGAGCACTTGTTTATTGTTAAACATTCAGCTTCCTAAAAATAAAAGTATCAAACCAACAGATCTTATAAAGTTTGATTGGGAAAAAGAAGCATTAAAAATAGATTTTGAAGAGTTAAAAAATAAAGCAGAATTATATAAAAAAAGAATAGAACATGGCAAGTAAGGCAATAGGATTTTTAAATTTCAAATTTGGAGCTGATTTAAGTGGTTTTGAGAGAGCAATGAAAAAGGCTCAAAAGAACTTAAAGAAGTTTGGAAAAAATGTAACTAAGGCTGGACAAAATTTATCCAGAAATTTAACTCTTCCTATTTTAGCTTTAGGAGCTGCATCTATTAAAGCTTTTGATGAACAAGCAAAGGCCGAAACAAAATTACTCACTGCATTAAAAGGAAGAGAGGATATTCAGCAAAGATTAATAACCCAAGCCAAAGAACTTCAAAAAACAACTTTATTTGGAGATGAAGCAACTATAGAATCTCAAGCGTTACTTGCTTCTTTAGGATTAACAGAAGAGCAGATTTTAATGTTGATGCCGCAAATTCAAAACATGGCTCAAGCTTTAGGAACAGACTTAAAAAGTGCAACCTCTTTAGTTTCAAAAAGTGTTTCAACAACAACAGACGCATTAGCTAGATATTTTAACACAGGATTAAAGGGAGTTACAGGACAACAGGAAAGAGCAATTGTATTAACAAAATCGTTAACAGAAAAGTTTGAAGGACAAGCTGAAGCGGCTGCTAAAGTTGGAGCAGGTCCTTTAATTCAAATGCAAAATCAATTAGGAGATATAGGGGAAGAAATTGGACAAAGATTGATGCCCTATGTAATAAAATTTGTTGATTGGGTAAAAAAATTAATTGATAAATTTGATAATTTAAGTAGTTCGCAAATTGATAACATTGTTAAATGGGGATTATTATTAGCTGCAATAGGACCTGTTCTTATAATTATTGGGAAAGTTTCTATTGGAATTTCATCTTTAATTCCATTATTTACAAAACTTGGAACATTAATAATAGCAAATCCTTATATTGCTTTAGGTGTTGCTTTAATAATTATAGCGGATCAAATTTACAGATGGGCTACAGCAACTGAAGAATTAACTGGACATCAAAAAACCTTAAAAACCATAAATGATCAGGCTGCATCATCTATTTTAGATCAAAAAATTGAAGTTGATTTACTTACATCTGCAATAAATGATGAGAACACAGCAATGGATGACAAAATAATTGCATTAAATGAATTAAAGAAAATTTCTCCTCAATATTATAATCAATTTACTACCATAGAAGGCAATATAAATGCAATAACAGCAGCAACGGAAAGATATACTGACGCTCTATTGCTTCAAGCAAAAGTAGAAGCAACAAAAGACGTACTTGCTGAAACTTACAAAAAAGGTTATGAATTTTTGATGGGAGATGGAACTACAACAGCTGAAGCTATAAAAATATGGGATGAGTTTATTAAGACAGGCAAGCTGATGCAGGACTTTGGTGGTAAACTGGGAGAAATGGAGGTAAAATTCATTGATGAGGAAACAGAAAAGGATTTTGTTGCATTAGCACAGAGTTATAAAGATTTAATTGAAGCCTTAAAAGTAGGAGAAAAGGAACTATCTAAATTAACACCATTAGCATCTATTATTTCAGAAGATTATGATAATAATGATAATAAGAACAAATTAAATGGAGTTGCAGATAACTTAGAAATTGTTTCTTTAGCAGTCCAAGACGTAACAATGGAAGCTGATATAATGCAAGATACATTAGATGGTTTAAAAATGCCAGATGATTTATTTAATACAGATCCTATTTCTAAATTTAGTGGAGAGCTGGGAGAATTAGGTGCTCAGTTGGAGTTTTTTGGATTTGGACCAGTAGCTGTTTTAGAGGAAGCTTTCGGATCAATGGCTGAAAAAATGGGGAAAAATTTAGCTCAAGGAGCAGAATCTTTTGAAGAATACGGAAATACTGTTAAAGGTATAATGAGAGAAGTTATTGGAGCTATGATATCAGCGGGAGTTGCTGCTGCTGTTAAAAATGCTTTGGAATCAATACCTCCTTTTCCTGGCTCTGTTTTTTTAATTCCTATTTTAGCTGGTGCTGCTGCTGGACTTGCAAGAACGGCTTTTAATAGTTTGATTCCAGAATTTGCAGAAGGAGGATTAGTAACTGGGCCAACAACAGCTCTAATTGGCGAGGGGGTTGGAACGAATGCTGGGAATCCAGAAGTAGTAGCTCCTCTTGATAAACTAAAACAATACATGGGAGGAGGTAATCAAAACATAATTGTAGAGGGTGTATTAAAAGGAAATGACATATATTTGTCAAATAAAAATACATCAGTAAATAGATTGAGAACAACATAATATGGCAAGAGCATCTTATAATTTACAAATTTTCAAAACAATACCATTAGAATCAGCTAATGGAACAACTTATACTGCAAGAATATGGACTTCTTACGCTGGAGGAACAGATGAGTGGAAATTAGCTTCAAATGGATTAAAATTAGATTGGGAGTCAGCTAGTGTACAAGATAAAAATTCTCCAATTTTAGCTTCAAAACTAACTCTTGATGTATTAGTTGAAGATTTAGATCAAGAAAATGAAATAATTGCCTTTTCAGAAAGAGCAGAAAGAAGCATTTGGGTTACATTGAGAAAAGGATCTGCTGGAAGTTTATTATGGTCAGGTTATTTAATACCTAATTTAGATATAAAAGAAGATGTTTCTTATCCTTATGTATCAACTTTGGTTTTTGTTGATGGGATTGCAAGTCTAAAAGAGATTCCTTTTTTAAGAGAAACAAATAGCGAAACAACTGCGGTTCCAACCTTCCCTTATGTTAAAGCTGATACTTATGCAAACGCTGGTTATAGACAAATAATTGGATATACTGGAGCTTGGATAAAATTAATTTTAGATAATACTGGAATGGTTTTAGAATCTGACGAAGCAAGTGTTGGAGCTGGATTAGAAAATTATGTTATTCAAACCGCTGTTAATTGGTGGAATGAAGATATGGGAACTGGGCCAGAATTAGCAACTTGCCCTTTATCTCAAACTAAAATAAATGTAAGTGATTTTTACAGTGTTTCAGATGATAATGAATATACCCCTCCAAACACATATTCTGTATTGGAAAGTATTTGTAAATCCTTTAATATGAGATTTTTTTACTGGGAAAATAGATTTCATTTTGTTCAAATTTCAGAATATAACACAAATGAAGAAGGTTCTGCTCCTTATACGTCCCCTGTAAATATTCCAACAAGAGAATTTTATTATACAGGATCATTCAGAACAAGTAGAAACTATTTTGGAAACACTAATCATTCTTTATATCCTCAATTTATTGAAACTGGAACAACAAATGGAGGATTAC